AATGAAACTAACAGCCCAAAGACTTAAAAACCTCATAAGAGAATCCATAGATAATATGAATAAACTCAAAGAACTGGTTAAGAGTGAAGAAGGTTACAACATGGCTCTTGAACTCGCACCCGAAATGGGAATTTCCAAAGAAGAGGTAGAGAAGATGCCTTTTCAATTACCATATGGACAAAGACCTAGATGGGCACTTCGACAAGAAATAGATAAATTTGAACAAATACTACAAAATTCTACTGATGCAAATGAACAACGTGAGATAGAACAATACTTAGAAGGTCTTGAAGAAGAACTTAACGATTATTAAAAAAGGAATAAACAATGGCTGAATCAACAACACTAGAAATTATACAAGGACTGTCACAAGCAGCAGCAAATGCTTATGATGGTGTACATGATGAGAGGTTTTCTCTTGACGGACAAGTTCGCAAAGTCGGACTTAAACGAGAAGAAGGATGTCCAATAATGGATAGCCGCGTTAATGACGGATTCTCTGTTAAATTTTACGGAAACAAAATCTGCATAAATTATCAATCTGATATTCGCTTAAAGGATCTCCACCAGTCTAAAGACTTTGAAGGGGATATGGTTAGTCAACTTAATCAGATTAAGAAATTCCTTCAAAAAGAATACAAAGCGATTACCGGTAACTCCGTGACTCTCACGGCAGACGGAGAACCAAAAGTTTTGGTTCAATCAACATCTCGCGTTCGTTCATTTGTTCAGGCTTATCAACACTACAAGATTAGCAAAATGAAAGAAGAGCCTATCATGGACCCAGCGGTAGAAGATAGTAGAAAGATTACGAGAGATTTTCTAGAAAACTTTAAAGCTGCAAAGCGACCAAATAACGAGTTCATCAAGAAAGGTGACAACGAGAAAGAATAATGAGCTTTTCTCTTTCCAAGAAAGAAATTGTAAAAGAAATTGTTAAGTCCGGCAAAGATCCACAATACTTCATAAATAACTATTGTCGTATTTCGCATCCTATGCACGGACTTATTCCTTTTAAAACTTATCCTTATCAAGATGATTTAATAAATGACTTTAACGATTTTCGTTTTACTGTAATTCTAAAAGCAAGACAGTTGGGCATTTCTACAATATCTGCTGCTTATGCTGTTTGGTTTATGTTGTTTCACCGAGACAAGAACATTCTCGTGATCGCAACTAAGTTTCAGACAGCTGCGAACCTTGTAAAGAAAGTAAAGAACATTATGCAATACCTCCCAGAGTGGATGAAGGTATCAAAAATTGAGATTGATAACAGAACCTCGTTTGAACTCTCCAATGGCTCGCAGATTAAAGCCGCATCAACCTCCGGAGATGCAGGTCGTTCGGAAGCATTGTCTCTCCTTATTATTGACGAGGCTGCTCATATTGACGGACTTGATGATTTATGGACTGGTCTTTATCCCACACTATCCACAGGTGGTCGGTGTATTGCCTTAAGTACTCCTAACGGTGTTGGAAATTGGTTTCATAAGACTTATGTGTCTGCGGATAACGGAGAATCAGACTTCAAACCGGTAAACCTTCCATGGGACGTTCACCCAGAGAGAGATCAAACATGGTTTAAGAAAGAGACAAAAAACATGTCTCGGAGACAAATCGCACAAGAATTAGAGTGTAACTTCAATACATCAGGTGATACAGTTATTCATCCGGATGATATTGCTTGGTTGCAATCACAAATTGTAGAACCAACTTATAGGACAGGATATGATAGAAATTTTTGGATATGGGAAAAGTACCAAGAGGGAAATACTTATTTGCTCGTTGCCGATGTTGCTAGAGGCGACGGGGCTGACAACTCTGTATTTCATGTGCTTAATGTAGGAAGAATGGAAGTTGTAGCAGAGTACCAAGGCAAACCATCTCTTGATATGTATGCACAGATGCTACACTCTGCTGGAACGGAATATGGCAAATGCCTGCTTGTTGTAGAGAATAACGGGATTGGCATCTCTGTATTTGAGAAACTTAAAGACCTTGGATACGAGAATCTTTACTACTCGGTCAAAGGTACGCATCAATTCGTTGAGGCTAACCAAGGCGAATTCATGAGTAATGCTATCGGTGGTTTCACAACCTCTACAAAAACCAGACCTTTGATTGTGGCGAAGCTTGAAGAGTTCATAAGAAATAAAATTATTAAGATCCCTTCTTCTCGTGCCTTTGATGAATTTAGAACATTCGTTTGGAATAATGGTAAGCCTCAAGCAATGAGAACCTATCATGATGATATTATAATGTGCCTTTCTATTATGTGCTGGGTAAGAGACACTGCATTGGAAGTTTCACAAAAAGATTTAGAATACCGTAAGGCTATGATTGATGGAATGTACATGAAAAAGAATGTGATGAATACGACGATAAAAGGGCAAGATGGGTATAATGCCGACTTCGAAACTAAATATAAAGAAGAGTTAAGTCATGCAAGAAATTTCGCATGGATATTCAAAGGATAATAAATGGCTAAGAAAAATAGAAACTTAGGGAAGAATCCCTATAACCCGGAGAATGGTCTTTTCCGTTCCCTAACAAGATTGTTTTCCGGTCCGATTACACAAAGAAGAACACAGCAAGGTCGCCAATTAAGAAGGCAACACTTGGATCAGTACGCTTCTCGTTTTAATTCTGCTTCCGGAAAGCAGTTTAAAAAGCAAGAATATAACCCCATGAATATTATGGCTGTGAATATGATTTCAAATAGAAATCGTAATGAGCGTTATGTTGATTTTGATCAGATGGAATACACACCTGAATGTGCTTCCTCATTGGATATTTACGCAGATGAGATGACAACTCATTCGTCTCTACAGGCTATGTTGCGTATTAAGTGTCCAAATGATGAGATCAAGACAATTCTAGATAATTTGTATCATAATGTATTAAATATTGAACACAATTTATTCGGTTGGTGTCGTACAATGTGTAAGTACGGAGATCTCTTTATGTATTTAGACATCGAAGAAGCAATGGGTATTCGTGCAGTTATTGGACTGCCTCCTCAAGAGATCGAAAGACTTGAGGGTGAAGACGATAGTAATCCAAATTATGTCCAGTATCAATGGAATTCCGCTGGTATGACTTTAGAAAACTGGCAAATGGCTCACTTCCGTATTCTTGGAAACGATAAGCATGCTCCCTATGGAACATCTGTCTTGGAACCTGCTCGTAGAATCTGGAGACAGCTTACTTTACTTGAAGATGCTATGATGGCTTATAGAATTGTCCGTGCCCCAGAGAGACGAGTTTTTAAAATTGATGTTGGAAATATTCCCCCACAAGACGTGGAACAATACATGCAGAAAGTTATGACACAAATGAAGCGACATCAAGTTACAGACCCAACAACAGGGCGACTTGATCTTCGTTATAATCCTTTATCAATTGAAGAAGATTATTATATTCCTATTCGTGGAACATCAAACACAGACATACAGAATCTTCCCGGTGGAGCAATGACTGCTACAATTGAAGATGTTAAATATTTGCGAGACAAGTTGTTCTCTGCTCTTAAAGTTCCTCAATCCTATCTTACAATGGGAGATGGAGCGCAAGAAGATAAGACAACACTCGCACAAAAAGACATTCGTTTTGCTAGAACAATACAAAGACTTCAAAGAGTTGTTATAGCAGAACTTGAGAAGATTGGAATCGTTCACTTGTTCACAATGGGATTCCGCAATGATGATCTTCTTTCTTTTAAATTACAATTAAACAACCCTTCAAAGATTGCTGAATTGCAAGAACTTGAACATTGGGATAAGAAATTCTCTGTAGCTGGAAACGCTACAGAAGGATACTTCTCAAAACGATGGGTAGCCGAAAACTTGTTTGGTCTTTCCGATGAAGAGTTTGTTAGAATGCAACGAGAAATGTTCTTTGATAAAAAGTTCGCTGCTAGTCTAGAAGCTGCCGCTCAACCCGCTGAAGGCGGTGGGGATACTGGTGGTGGATTAGATATGGGTGGTGGAGATTCCGGTGGAGGTCTAGACTTAGGTGGAGACGAT